AACACTATTCGTCAGACTCATGAAGACTTTGATGAACTGCGTAAGTCAGACGAGTTCCACAACTGGGCAGAAGAACAACCCAAGTGGGTACAAGATGCTCTCTATGAGAACGAGGATGATGGTGGGGGTGAAGGGGTTCATAACAAGACGAAGGACACGCCCATTGCAGATCCATACGTTCATTGCCAGTTGAGTCTTCTTACGCAGTTGCGGGGGAATCTCTACGTTGTACCGATCAAGGATTTCTTTATCAACATTGCCCCAGAACTCAAGAACCTCATAGCGTTCTGTCTGAGCTTGTTGAGCATCATCTTCCATGACCTGTTCCCACCATTCTTTGATGTAGCTCGGGCCAAGTTTAACGGCAGTCTCAATCTCATTCTCACGGAAGTAGGGACGACTAACAAGTTTACGCAGTTCACTACGAGACATCTTGTGACGCTCAATGACGAACTCTGCTTCTTCCATGTTATTTGCATCGGGGTCGGGGTAGAAGTTCCAGACAGACACAGAAGAAACCATTGGTACAGTCTTGATAATGGGGTTGTAGGTACCGTCTTCGTCCCAACGAGGATACTCTTTATCAACTGCAAACGGACCCTTCATGATCCCGGTACCGAAGAGAGAACACTCAAAGGCTGCAGCTCGCAGGTGTTTCTTTGCAGAAGATTCCTCAAGCTGATCGTGGATCTTCTTCTCCATCTTCTTTGCAGCAATCATTGCAGGTTCAAAAGTGATCTGAGTAGGGGTTGTCCCAGGTCCGGGGCGAACTGTTTCAAAGACTTCCAGTTCTTTCTTCATCCCACCCAGACGTTCTCGGTAGGTCTGCATTGTCTCCCCCGGAAGGAGTGGTTCCAGACCAAGGGCCTTCTCTGCTTTAATAACCTCTGGGTTTGTTTCAACATGCACATCTTCCAGAACACCATCAGGCAGTGTTGTTGGGTCGATGGTGATGGGGAATCTGTTTCCACCAAAGAGAACTTCAGACATCTGCCCGAAAGCTGCAAGTACTTTGGTCTTAGTAACCTTAACAAAGATTTGAGACTTCTCTTGCTTAGTGAACTGGACATCAGAGCCGTAGAGTCCACGATAGTTGCGGTATGCTCGTACCCAACGGGTTTCTTCAGTCTGACGTGCAGTCTCTGCCCTACTGAAACGCTCCTCGACGTAAGCTACCACACCACCAGCGGACTTATCTGTATTCATGTCGCCTGTAGTGTCTGCAATAGCCATTACTTTAGTGCTATCGGTGGAGACGTTATCTTCTGCCATGTTTTTGTCCAATTAAATTAGTACCCAAAGGTGTTGTCTGCAATTTGAAACCCAGTCTTGCCAGAGCTTTCATTGCTATCGAAACTTCCACTACGAGGTCTTGTCATAACACCGTATCTCAGAGCATCGTACAGGTGGTCTTCAGCATTCGTGTCCACATCCTCTGGATTATTTTTGTTGAGAGGAAGTGACGGTATTTGAGAAACAAGATTCCTACAACTATTGAAGATAAGGATTCTGGGTTCTTCTGTAAAAGGATCTATCTGAAACCTTCTGTGGATTTCGTTCTTACCAGCGACACGAGAGCCTTTACTGCGGTCTGCGGGACGCCAACGACACCCCTTCATGATCATTCGTTCTGCAATGCTAGGTCCAGTATCACCACGCTTGTGCCAGAGGGAGGAGTCAAGTACTCCATAGCGCATTTTCTCTCCGTATTCAAGCTCTAATACTTTGCTAGCCAAATCTTCTGCTAGAACTTTAGACACATAGAGTTCTCGGTACACAATCAACTGCTCACTAGGTGCAACTGCGAACCAAAGAACCCCACTATAAGAACTATAACCGTAGTCAGCAGCACGAAATCTTGGCCAGTTACTAGGTATCTCAAAGGGTTCTGTGACGTGGATTCTACGGTTAAACTCTGGGAAAGCAGCACCTTCAGCCACATCCCAATTACCTTCGAGCAGTTGTTTACGCTGATGTTCTGGTAGGGAAAGAAGGTTAGCTTCGTACATACCATCGTCTGCAAGGTATGGGTTGTCGAATAGCGTAGCAGGAATAAACCTACGTTGAAAAAGAGGCTCGTCCTCACGGCTATGCCCTTTAGGCCAACGTAATGTCTCACCAGTCTCAGGGTCAATGGCCCAGAAGGGTTTCCCCGGTTGTGAAGGGTCGATAAAGGCCTTCTTTACCCAGTGATGTCCAGCTCCCCCAGGGTTTGTAGTAGCCCTTTGGTATAGTTTTAGCCCACTGTCCCTTGTAGTTCTGAGACGAGAGCGCATGTAGTTCCAAGCATAAGGACTAGCCCATTGGGTTAGCTCGTCAAAGCCAATCCAGTTGTATGCTTGTCCCTGATACCGAGTAACGTCATCGTCAGTGTCCAAGTAGCTCATCCAGAGTGTTGCACCAGAGGGTGCTACCCAAGTCTTATCCCTTTCCAAGAACTTGATTCCGGGGATAGCCTTGGGGTAGAGCATCTTAGAGACAGATACAAGTTCCCGAAGTTCCTCTGTAGACTTACGAACAAGAAGCATCTTGGCGTGTTCGTTGTTCAGGTATCGCACTGGGTCTGCAAGCATGGCATAGGACTTGCCACCACCTGCTGCACCCCCATAAAGAACCTCTTGCTCATCTGCAGAAAGGAAGGCTGTCTGAGGTCCAGGGTTTGGTTGAAAGATAACCTCCCTAGCCTTCTCTACATCAATCTTCTCCGGTTTCGGTTGGGCTGGGACTGTCCACACAATCTCTGCTGGCAATTCCACCGATTCTGGCTTCGAGCTTCTGGGCTTTTTCGAGGGCTTCTTTGTACCTTTCGGCAAAGTAACGTTGGTTTGCAGCATCTGTCTTACGCTTGTATTCAAGTTTTACCCTCTTGTACAAACCAACATGAGTGATAGTTCGTTTGCTCTGTTCGCTCAACCATGCTGCCACTGCTCGGTAAGAGTACTTCTTAAGATGCTTCTTTGCCTGCTCCAGAAGTTCTAGTTCTTCCACTACAGGGAGGAGGATGCTCTTATCTTCCGGGTCTTCTTTGTACCCAAATGGCATTGTTTTCCCAAATCTTACAACAGGCTTCCACTCATAGTGGTCACCATGATCGATAGGCTTAGGTAGCCTCCACTCTTTTTTAATCTTTGACATGCCAGTTATATACTATGTACGAGAGTAAAGGTCAATCGGTATTCTTTGCAGGAAGGATAAATAGTGGGACATCAGTCTCAATCTTAACTTCCTCCTTGGCCTTGAACCCACCACGATCAAGCAGGTCTTTTGCAGCCAGCATCTTTTCTTTGTTGCCGAGAGCAGTAGGATCTCCCATAACCTCAAACATACTGTATGCAGCCTTGACACCAACACGAGTAATAAACTTTTTAGTGAGATCCACAACCTCTTCTTCAAGAGAGTCCACAAGATTCTTGGTTGAGTAGTTATCGCTGTAACCAGCAAGTCTCTTTGCTAGAACGTAATCTCCCCGAGCCTCTTCAAAGAGTACATCAAGGAATCGTTGTTGCATGTCGGTAAGTTGTTTGCCCATTTACGAAACCTTTTCTTTATGTCGCTCTTGTAATGTTTGCAGTGAATGACTCCTCGGCGGTACAGATCGCATCAATGACACCATTGCTATCTATGGTAAGATCAAGGCGATCCCCAGGTTCAAGTATGATGTACGCATTGCCGTCAAACTGAATGAACTCACCTTGGGCCATATTCTTACCCCCAATAATGAAGAAGGAAGTATTAACTTGCTTACGATACCACTTAAAGGCTATGGTGTTGTTACCGTTAGCATTTGTGATAAAGACAACCACAACCTTTGACCTGCAGTTACTAGGGCAAGTGTAGAGGTTATATGTACCTGCAGTAGTACAGGCGATAACCTTTGAGATTGCCCTAGTTTCTGACATGCTTTAGCCTTTCAAACTACGATTGTATGCAGCCATAGCAGCAGCATATTCTTTACGCTTCTTGGGGTCAGACATCTCTGCACCAGTCAGGGGTTTAGGTTTGGTCATCCCCGCAGGTTTTGCTTTGGGGCGAACAATCGCAATCGACGGAGTGTTTGTAGCTGTCCCTTGTCTTGGGGCTGTAGAACTTACAGTAGGCCCCTTTGAACCCCTGTCAGAAGTTCCACCTTGACCAGAAACAGATTCCCTGATTCTACGAGCAAGGAGGATTGCTGCGTTGTCTGTGG